TTTGAGTTACAACTCTGAATAAGTAAGGATTTGAAGTGTTTGCAGATGTTGTAAAGTTTCCTGATGCGCCATAAACAGTTAAGTCAGACAAGAAAGCTTCATTATCCATTGGTTGACCGTCAGGACCGATTAATTTACCAGCACCGTCAGAAGCAAAACCTGACATAACAATTAATACTTTTCTATAATTGTCAGTAGTATATGCTGATGGAATTAATGAATCAGCTGCCCAAGCAACTGTTTGTACATCAGCAGTGATTGCAGAATACTGTCCTTTAGAATAGTCAAATAAACCTGGTGGGTCTAATGCTGGTTCGTTACCTTCGTAGAATCTATCGTAAAGGTCTTTAGTGTTGTTGTAATCATAACCCGCATTTGGACTATCTTGTGTTGCGTTTGGTGAACCATAAGGTGCGTAGTGAATACCAGTTCCAGGGTAATTCGCGTCACCTTCAAATTCGTTTTGGTACTGTTGGATGTTAGGTACAAAGTAGAACAATTTACCGATTGGTAAGTTCATAGCTTGTACTGAAACGATGTCGTTCGCTAATAATTTAGAGAATACACGTCTAACGATTGGGAAAACCACTGTTTCAAAAGCTCCTGTATCAGAAGTAGTTGATGCTTCATTAATTAAATATGATGCTTGGTTTTCGTACAATTGTGCTACGTTTTCTCTCATGTGACCTTTAAGACCTTCTAAAAAGCCTAATTTGTCCCATTTGTTAATTGTGTCTTCTTTAATAACTTTAAGGTGCTTAAGACCGATGTTACCAACAAGACCTGATTCTAATAATGCTCCCATTTTAGTATTTGTTTTGTTTTTTTAGTTTATTTTTATTATTTTTAATTTGTTACCCTAATTTACCCATTAAATCTTTCATTCTTAAGAATTGAGGATTTTCATAAGTTTTTGACTCAATTAGAGTAGTGGATGAACCTGTAGATACTGTTTTGTTTAATTTAGTAGCCACTGATTCGTTAATTGATTTTGTTTCAACCTTAGTTAATTCATCTTTGATTGACTTGTAAAGGTTTTTAGATTCTTTTAATGTTTCAACATCGTCAAATCTTCTAAGGATGTTTATTTTTTCTTTCTTAGTAGTTGAGTGTTCAGTAAACAATCTTGTAGCGTAAGCTAAGTTTGAATTGAAGATTGCAACTTCATTAAGTTTTTCTCTGAAAACATTTAATGCTTTTCTATATTCTTCATTCTTTTCTCTCAACATTCTAACTTCTTCTTGTTCTATAGATTCTTTGTAAACAATATTACGATTTGGTGTAATACCTTTTCTTAATCCTCTACCTTCTTTGGAACCCATACCATAAGTTCTAGCAGCTTCTTTAGTTTCGGTTTTTTCGTAGTCTTTGTAATGACCGCCTTTAGTGCCAGCCTTTTTTTCTACACCGTTAACCTTTTCACGTTTGAATTCATCTTTTTTAGAACCCCAACCTTCTTTAGTTTCTGCTTTAACAACTTTGGATTTTCCTTCCATATTTGCGCCTTTTTTGTATTCAAATTTTGCTTTACCAGTACCCATAGTTTTAGGACCTTCTTTTTTGTCCTCTTTGAATCCTCCTTTTGCTTTATCTTTGTAAGAGAATTTTGGTCCTGAGCCAATTCCAACACCTTTTGGTTTTGTTTTCTTAGACGAATAAGCCTCATTTGTCATGCCAGCGAAGTCAAAATCTTCATCTTCATCAACAACTTCAAAATCAGTCATATCTACATCTTTTTCCATTTCAGAGTCATCATCTAATGTGATTTCATATACCACCTCATCATCATATGACATATCATCTTCTGACATATCATCATCTGACATATCTTCAGAGAAAATTGCGTCAATTACAGAATCAACAGTTTCATCAGATTCTTCATCCATTTCTTCAGTGTATTCCTCGTCGATTTCTTCAGTGTATTCCTCTTCAGATTCACCAAGCTTAACAAGATATTCTACGTCAGCATTTTCGTCGGTTAAATGAACATCACCACCGTCTTTTTTTACGATGATACCATCATTTTCACCCATAGCCTTAAATACTTTCAAAATCTCTTCGTCAGAAGCGTCAGTTAAATCTATTGGACTTTCATCTGAACCCATATCTAAGTCCATATCCATATCAACATCAGTATCAAAATCATCTGTATCTACTTCAGTATCAATATCCATGTCCATAGACATTTCATCATTATCTGCATCCGTATCAATAACGTCTGCATCCATTTCAATCTCATCTTCCTCGTCTTGCTCGGTTAGAGATTCTTTTACTAATTGACTGATTTCTTCTTTCATTGTAGATTGAAGTATTCCTTTTGCATTCTCGGCGATAGCTTCTTCAACTTGTTTCATTTGAATAAGAGCCTCTTGAACTAATTTATTTTCTTTCATGAAAATTTGTTTTATTTAACATATAAATATTACCAACTTAGAAAAAAGTCATTTCTGAGTTATTTCCGCAGGCAATTTTATTTACCATAAATATGTTCAAGCATAAAAAAAGTGGTCGTTAGACCACTTTTTTTATTCAATTACTTCGTCAATTTTACTTTCGGATACCGAGGTTATTCTCCAATCGTGAGTAAACCCTTGGTATTTCTCAGTTACTTTTGCTTCTACATCTGTTACTGAGAACCCTTTTACGAGTTTCTCTTCTCGGATTTTTTTAATTTTACCACTGTTTTCGTCAGGTAAATCATACTGAACTTTTGCCACAAAAAATTTTTCTTCCATACTAATATTATTTTCCCAAATAATCGGTTAATTTTCTCATTAAGTCAACTCCTTTAGCTTGGAATTCCGAATTTTCAGGTGATTTGTATTTCTTTTCTTCTTCAATATTTTCGTCGTACTTACTTCTATCTTCAGGATTAGTAAACAAATAAGCCCCTGGCGTTGACGGAGATGATACTAAATCAAAACAAATTAATTCAAAATCGTCTTGTACTTCATTTCTTTCCCCCACCTTCTTTAAAGAACCTACTCCTCTTGAAGAAACTCCCATTGTTACACCCTGTCTCATTAAGTTAGCCGCTTGGTCTCCTTTCGTAGAAACAATACCTCTTTCGTGAAAACCAGGTGATGTTAACAATTTAAGTTTACCCATCAAAATATTTGCGTCCCACCATATATCTGTAATAATGTGTGATACACGGTCTAAATCAATTAACGATGATTCAGGGTGGTTAAGTTCTGAAGTTGATAAACCTTTGGCAATTGCATTCTTGTAATTTTCAGCCTCTCTCTTTAATATTTTTTCAGGATAAAATCTCCCGTTTCTATTCGGAGTGTTGTATTTTTGTAATACCGCATAAAACTCAAATGGGTTTCTATAATCTAATGAGGCGGCTTCCTTTAACATTTCCGAATTGCGAATGTCTTTTGGGGAAACCCAACCCGCGTCCATTTCAATTAATATACCATGTCCGACTTCGTTTGCTTCTAATATTCTTAATTTTTTCATTAATACTTTTATATGATAAATATATCAATTAAGTATCTTTGTTGGGTCTATTTTATTTTTGAAAGAGAAAAATCAAAGTATTTGTTTTCCATTACGTTGTCTCTTACAATATTTTTGATGATTTTTTTGACAGATTCCTTTATTTCTGAAGATTTAAAATCCATTTCTTTATTGGTGTATAGATTAACTTCTAAATTAAAGAATGATTTTTTCCCGTGTGAAATTCCGCTAGTTCTCAAATCTAAATCAACAATGCTTGTTTCTTTGAAGATTTCAGAATCAATTGAATTGTAAACGGAATGTTTGATTTCTCTACTTAAATTACAGACGACCCGATTCCAATTTTCGTGGTCAAATTTTGGGGAAACCCAAGATTGGATGTTTATGTACAGTGATTTTAGATTCTTAGAATCTACAGTACCATAGACCGATTTAATCGGACTATACAGATTTAACTTTACACTTTTTCCTTTTTTCATTAAACTTCATTGTTCTCAATGTTTATTTGTTTTATGAAAAAATAATACAAATAAGTTCCATTGTCAAAAAAATTTTAACATAATGAAATATTTGTAATATATGATAATTGTAAAAGTAGAAAAAGATGGTCTCAGTAAAGCTTTAAAAACTTTAAAGTCCAAAGTAATTAAAACAAAACAAAATCAAATTTTATTTAACAAAAAAGAATTTGTAAAAAAATCGGTATTAATTAGACAAAAAAAATTGAAAGCTACCTACATTCAAAAAGTTAAAAGTTCCTTAGATTGATTCTTCTAGGTTTTTTAACTTAAGGTAATTAAGTTGGTCAAATTTTTCACCTCTTAATCTATCTATGGTTTCTGACAATTTCGTCTTTAACTCTAACTCTTCCTCTTTTTCTAAAATTGAGGTAAGCTTTGAAATTGCACTCTCACGAATTGTTTCAAATTTTCCTTCAAGAGATTTTGAATCTTCAGATATTAATTGAAGGAATTCTTTTTTCGATGATTCATCCAAATTATCCACGTAATTATTTAAGGTTTGATTTGCAATCTTAACCATAGATTTTAATGGTATATTGATTGATTCCTTAACAACATTATTATTTGAAGTTAATACACTTGTGATATTCTTTTTTGAATTAACTCTCTCCAACAAATTTAATTTATTTGTATATACAAGAGCATCAATGTCAGAATATTTATTCTCTACATTCTCCGAAAGAGTTTTCGGTAATTTAATATTCGGTAATAATTTTTGAATTAAACTAATTCCTTCTTCCAAGAAATCTTTAGCGTCAGATTCGTTTAGTCCTTGAGGTGTACTCAATTGGTCGTATAAAGAATATAATTTAGACATAGTTTTATTACTTAAAACATTATGTTTAAATTCTCTTAACGATTTTTTGAATTCCTTTTCATCTTTGTAGGATTCAATCAGTTTGTTTTCAATTATGGATTTAATTTTTCCGAATGTCATTTGAAGTGTATTTTCAATATAAATATTATGAGTTTAATAACTTATCTAATTCTTTTGAAATTTCTCCTAAAGATTCTTGTCCTTGACCCAAATTTAAAAATCTTGATTCTTTACCGAAATTATTTTCCAATAGAATGTTCATATTTGCAATCTTAGATTCGGGTGTAACTTCTCCAGCTGGTGGCGGTGGTGGAACTTCTCCTCCTTCAGGTGGTAATGGGGATTCCTCTCCTCCCGATGGTGGCGGAGCACTAAACGCTTCCAATCCTGTTGAACCACCTTCTTCGCCCCCTGTAGTTGTAGTGGCGGCAGCGGTTGCGGTACTACCTGAATTATTACCATATAACTTATCAATGTTATCAAATAAACCTGTCTTGGTAATAACGGTAGGAGTTGCTTTAAGTTCTTCTCCAACAGCTCTTTCAATTCTTTGTTGTTGTAAATCCAATCTAATTTCTTCGTCAGACCAACCAAAGATATGTTTTTTAGCCCAAGTCGAAGATGTTGGTTGAATTCCATTTCCAGGGTCGGCAACCAAATCTTTATATAATAATACTTTTTCTTTCCAAACATCAATCTTTAATAAATCTGCTTGAGTAGATGGGTTAGATAATCCTAATGTAAAGTTTTGTAATTCATCTTCAAACCCTAATAAGAATAGATGAACAATCGCAATCTTATTTAGTTCAGCCAACATACTTTTTTGAATTCTGTTGATTGTACGAGCAAAACGAATATCTTGTAATGATAAATTCTTACCATCACCAACAACTTCTTCAAATCCTAAGAATGCCTTTGGGACACGAAGTGCTGTTAATAGTTTCTTTTGAATGTATTCAATATCGGCAATCTCTGATAAGTTTGTTGCACCTGGTAATGTTGTAATTGGGTCTGGAGCAGCAGGGTCACGAACGGGAATAAAATAATCTTGGTCAACGGCCATTTGATTAAATCTCATATCTACATTACCTGTTTTTGAATCTACCACTTGTTCTCTTTTGAACTTATTGGCAACACGATTAACATACGCTTCAACATCATCATCATTCATATTACCCACAAATACCTTGAACATTCTTCTTTCAGGTGCTCTTGAAGTTCTATAGATTAACATTGCATCTTCAGATAACAATAACTGTTTCCAAATACGTCTTGCTTTTTCCAACATAGAAGTACCATATGGTAATTTTCGGTCATCACCTAATAATCTAAAGTGAGCCACCTCCCAAGATTGAAATTCCATATTTCTATTTTTCCAAGTAAAGTGAAGTGCCTTTTTGTTTTCATCTTTTTCTAAGGTAATATCTGTGGTAATTCTTGCGCTAACACCAATTTCGTGACGTTCAATTTCAATTGTTGGTAATTGTTGACAACCAATAATACCCTTTTCAGGGTCCAATTTTAAATAAACAAAGTTATCACCATACTTACACGTGTTTCTTGTCCACATTGGTAAGTTTGTGTTAATATCTAAATTGTTATTAAATAAATCTGCCAACACCGATTTAATACGTTTTGATTCAGAATATATTTGGAGAATGAAACCATCTTCATTTGTGGTTGTTGATTCTTCTGCGTAAATGTCTAATGCCGCTGAAATCTCAGGGGTGTATTCCATTGATTCATAATCGTATTGTGCAGATAATCTTGATGGTTCATAATAGATTGCTTGAGAATATAAATTGTTTTCAACTTTAGCCCATTGATTTGCTAAATAAAACGTTTGTTGTGCTTGAAGTTTTTCCCTCTCATAATCATCGCGATTCGGAGTACGTAAAAGTTCATTCTTATCAAACTTGAACGTAGGATAATCTTGTTTTAATAATGAATTTGGTCCAAATGTTTTGGACAGCCTCTGCCATACCGTTAGATTATTATCGCTCATACTTTAAATTTAC